GCATAGTCAGCACGATCTTTCTGGAGTGATACCTCTTCAGGTCTCCAGAAATATCCTAGTTGTTGCTGTGTCAGTCGATCAAATGTTGGAAATTTATACTGGTCATAACGTTGAACACTCAATGGTGCTCCAAAGAACATGAATTGTTTAGTAGTATCAACAGTATTCTTATTGAACACTGTCATACCAGTTACTTCTTTAGACTGCACAGCTGTCACAGACCTCCTCCTCAGTAGTTAGTAATTCATTTATGAGTTTATCTACATCAGTAGTTTCCTCATCACCATCCTTCTTAGCATCATATGTATTCTGATAATAGGATGTCTTCCAACCATACTTATAGGTTGTTAGTAAGTCCTTAGCCATTTCTGACACAGGTACTTCATTATCAGGGTAATGCTCTGGATTATAACTCCAGTTACCACTGATTGCTTGGTCAAAGAACTTCTGCATCACTGCTACTATATTAATATACCCTTCGTTACTAGGCATATCCCATAGCAATGTATAGTTATTCTTTAATGTAGAATATGACGGAACCACCTGCTTAAGCGGTCCTTTCTTTGATTTCTTAATGGACAAGTAGTCTCTAGGAGGTTCGATTCCATTGGTTGCATTTGACACAACGGAACTGCTCTCCGAAGGCATCTGTGCGGACAGTGTGCTGTGCCTAAGCCCATACTCGGATATGCGTTTCCTAAGATACTCCCAGTCACATGATAGATCATTAGGTACAATCTCATCTAGTTCCTTCTTATATGTATCGATAGGAAGTATACCATCAGCATACTTTGTCTTACCAAAGTAACCGCATGGTCCTTTCTCCATTGAAAGATGGTTAGATGCATTTAACAATGCATATTGGAAACGTTCTGTTAGTTTATGAACTAACTCATATGCTTCTTGAGAATCATATTTAAGACCGTTCTTAGCAAGATAGTGTGCCAAACCAATGTAACCTATACCAAGTGACCTACGATTCTTTGTAGATTGTTCTGCTGCTTTGACTGGATACTGTTGGTAGTCTATCAATGCATCCAATCCTCTCACTGCTAACTCACACAACTCATCCAACTCATCAATCTTATTAATCTTACCTACATTGATAGCAGATAGAATACACAAGGCAATCTCACCTTGACCATCGATATGTTGAATAGGTGTAGTAGGTAGAGTGATCTCCTGACAGAGATTACTCATGCTTATCTTGTCCTTAAAGGATGAATGAGTATTGCAGTGGTCAATATTCATGATGTATATACGACCAGTCTCTGCTCTCTCCTTAAGGAGATCTAGGATAAGTTCTTGAGCACCAATAGTTTTCCTTGGGATTGATTCATCGGACTCGTATTGAGTATAGAGTTCGTCAAAGGTATCGCTACCAAAAGCGTCATACAACCCAGGGACATCATGAGGGCTGAATAAAGTAATAGTACCGTTCTGGATAAATCGCTCATAAAATAATTTACTTAATTGGATGCTGTAGTCGAGTTTTCTGACTCGGTTGTCTTCTGTTCCTTTGTTGTTTTTGAGGACGAGGATGTCTTCGATTTCCTGATGCCAGATAGGAAAGTGGACAGTAGCTGACCCTCCTCTGATACCGTTTTGAGTACAGCATCTGACAGTTGATTCAAGTTTTTTAAGGAAGGGGATAACACCTGTGTGTTGAACTTCTCCACCCCTGATTTTACTGTTGATGCCCCTGATGCGACCTGCGTTGATACCAATACCTGCCCTCTGAGCGACATATTTGCCAATAGCCATATCACCGCTAAAGATACTATCGAGGGTGTCATCAAGATCAACCAAAACACAACTTGCAAATTGGCGAATGGGGGTTCTAACTCCCGCCATGACTGGTGTTGGGATGTTGATTTTGTGCTTGCTGATTGCGTCATAATACTTTTTAATATACTCTAGTCTATAAAACTTATCGTCATCTTGAAAGAGAGTGGCAGCAATCATGATGTACATGAACTGGGGTGTCTCATACACCTCACCAGTACTGCGATCTTGTACAAGATACTTATCACATACCTGACGCATGCCTGCATAGGTAAAGAGATAGTCACGATCATGATCGACGTAACTATTTAATACTTCCCACTCATCGTCAGTAAACTTATGTAGGATCTCACTATCATAAACCTTAAGATCTACACACTTCTTGACATGATCCTTGAGAATAGGATGATCATCAGGATGACCCTTATATACTGACTTCCTCAATCCAAATAGAAGAAGTCTAGCAGCAACGAATTGATAGTTAGGATTATCTAACGTGATCAAATCATTAGCAGAACGAATAAGAATCTCTTGAATATCTTTAGTTTCAATTCCATCAAAGAACTGAAGACCAGAATTCATTTCCACTGCTGATTCAGATACACCTGCAAGACCCTTGCAAGCATGTTCAACGATATGATGAACACGTTCTAAATCGAGGGTAGCACTTGTACCATCCCTCTTAACAACTTTAATTTCCGTTTCCGTTGGTGTCATACCTTTTTCCATTCGGTTAATTTAACTTGTGCCTCTAATCCTTGATACGTGTTTAATTCTACCAAAGATTGAACATCATGTCCAGCTATTGCCATATCATTTATGTCCTTTTCCTTTATATTGTTTGGCCATATTACTACCTGCTCACCTCTGTCAATTGATCTGGAGATTCGGTTGACGATTTCTCTGTTACGAGGTTCATTATCATAAACCCAAACACAATTGCTCCAACCAAACGTCCTACTATCAACGTCAGACCCAGCCATCGCAATGGAATTACCCAAGAGGGTCGAATCAAACGGTCCCTCAACAATGTAAATTTTTTTCTTAGTGTTGATCCTGTCGAGTCCATAAATTTTAGGTTTGTTTTCATCCAACATGACAGTTATATAACGTAACTTATCCTTTGGATTTAATGCACGACCTTGGAATCCAAACCACTCACCGTCCTTATCAATGAAGGGGATGATGATCCTTGGATGATCCTTGGTTATGTTTGTGAAGGTAGGTTTCTGAGTGTTAACCCACGTACAAAATTCCTCAGCATAATAAAACAACGAGGGATTTAATCCTCGTTTTATGATGTACTTATGTGCAGCGTGTTCAGTATTTAGACTAGAAATTCTTTTAAGATTTCCAACCTTTTTAAATACTGGTTTCTCAAATTTTGGTTTCGGAACATAAGATCCTTTACCAGTAGTACCCTTCTTATATCTCTCCATGATATATTCATCATAGAGATCTGGTGCCTGGTCTTTCAAGAAGTTTGGTAAGGTTCTGCCCACTCCACAGTTATGGCATTTAAATACCATGTCTGCTTTCACACGAAAAAAATACCCCCTTGCCTTGTTCTTATGTTTCTGTGAATCACCACAGTAAGGGCATCGGAAGTTATATAAATCTGTTTTCTTTCTAACAAACTTATCCAGTCTGCCAGATAAAAGCATTACGTATTGAGCATCGACAAACTCAGACAATTTAAAAGACTTAAGGAGTCTTTATCATACTCTGAGTTGATTGTGTTGTCAAGTTCTTGATGAACGTTTGACCTGGTGCAGAGACCAAGAAAGATATAACAGCAAGACCACCAAAAATAGACCACATTTTCTTTTCCATAGTCCTAAGACGATCATCAACCTTTCGTATATCTCTTTCACAACCTTTCTTTATTAAATCTGTTTCTCTATCTAATGCCTGATGTAAGTTATCAACCTTAGCAAATAGAACCTCATCAACTTTGTCTTGCTTATCTAACTTTTCATTATGGACAGCAAGAAGTTGCCCCATTTTTACGGAGTTCTCCTGCAAAGAAGTTACTACTCTCTCTAACCTCTCTAACAGAGCTGTGTTGATACTCTCTGGCATGACTAGCTATCCGCTTCCCCCTTATTACCACCAACTCTAGCCTTCTTCTTCATGTCTTGCACCTTACTTTGAAGTTGCTTCTGTAATGCTTGCTTCTTCATTAAGACTTTCTTCTTCTCAAGAGCAGTCTTCTGTTGAACTATTGCTTGTTGTGCTGCCTTATCGTCAGACTCGTTAACATTTTTCATATGCTTACTCCTTTTATCCATAAAGAACTTACCAGCTTCTCCAGGCATAATTCTTTCTATAGAAATATCCCCACGATATCTGTAATTAACAAGCAAACGTAGCTTCTGTCTAAGTTCAGCAGGGTTGTTTGCATATATGATAGTATCTATATCACCTTTAGGGATCTTAACCCTATACTGAAACAATCTAGATCTACCACAAGGGACTTGTCGATCAACAGTAATAGGTCTGTCAATCTCATTGTCTTCCTTCATCTTCTTACGCTTCTGCACCTTCTTCTTAAAATTCAGAATAGGATCTATACCAGCATTAGGACCAGTAGCTGCAGCCTTGTGACTGAAACCTGCTCCACCTGCAGTGGCAGTACTCATTGTTGGTGCGTCTTCATTCATATCTGATTTAACTCTTCTTGAATGTCTTCATCGACTTCCAAGTTTGGAAGCATCCCTATAGGATATTTATTAAGATAAAGAAGTATAGTTTTTAAAATACACCAGTACTCTCTTTCTAATTTGTAAAAGAGTAATGGTGTTGCTGCTTCACCAAAAACATTATAAAGAATAATTAGATGATTTATAATCAAATGTATCCTTAATTGACCACCTCTAACGTAACGTTTAAGTAAACGTTTAAGGTACTTAAATCTTTTAAGGTCTTCATCAAAATCCTCACGTGTAACACAGTGAGGATTTTCATAATGCTTAATGGCGAACAGAATGTAAGTGTCTTCATTCAGTTCGTCAAATTTCATATACTATTATGTCGTTGTAATTGTTTTAGTAGTACCAGAACCACCAGCACCGATTGTATCACCTAGAACGAATACCTTATCAGATGCTGTGTTTGTACCAGCGTCCTTAATTGTTCCAGAGATTGTCTGAGCACCAATAGTATGTACCTTATCAGCAGCAGCACATGTGAATGTAAATTCAACACGGTTTGTGCCTGTCTGTGCAGCAGCAGTAGCAGTTATACTTGCACTGTCTGTAGTGTTAGTAACTACAAGTGTTGCACCATTGGTAACATCTACTTTCTCGTTGTAGATAACAACAACTGTTCCAGTTGCTGCAGCAGCATATGTTGTTGCCTCAAAGAAGACAGCAGTAATATCTGCACTACCTAGAGTATCAGTTCCACGACCACCAGCTCCGACTAGACCATCAACAGCAACTAGAACTTCATCCCAGTACTCGCTCTGATCTCCTTTCTTGTAGTGTCTAAGAACCCAACCTTCTGCTGTAGCAAAGATATTTGAGGGGTCTACAGCACCACCCTGTACAGCCCACTTAGGCTTCGCTTCATCAGCATCTGTGACTCCCCAAAGTGCCATGTTACTATACTCCAGAATTATTTTTAACTAAGACTATTTATAAAAAATAGGGGTTACAACCCCTAAATTTTAACTACTTAATAGTGCTTTTTCTACTGCTAAAACAAGCTCGTCATCGACCTTGTTCTCAGTCTTAGCTGCTGCTTTCTTAAGTAGTTTGATTAGAAAATCTTTAATAACAGAGTCAAGATCTTCAGGGATTCTATCAACTGCCTTATTGATTATGCTGATAGCGATTGGCATTAAAAAATTAACCATAATTATATACCTATAGGTATTCTATATAGCCAACTAATCGTACTTTTTCTTACCAGCTTTAATATATCCTGATCCTTTCTTATCGTAGAATCTTACTCCTCTTTTCTTAACTTCACTTGCATTCTTTTGAAAGTCAGAAAATTTCTTTTTCTTTGCATCAGAATGTCTCTTCTGTGCAGCAGCAATTATCTCTCTTCCAAGATCAGTTGTCTCTTCAACGTTGGACATTCTCTGAACCTCCTTCAAAATCATGTATACTTTCCGATCCTCCTATTGCAAATGGATTATATTTTGATGTGGCAATCTGATACATCTTCTCATGCATAGAATCTTCTACGGGTTTATCAGTTGCAATAGGCATAGAATCTAATGGGTTAGGTGGTCTTCCATAATCATCCAGTTTATCTGGATCATATTTGTATTCAGGATCAAACCATTCATCATAAGGTAATATGTCTGGAGCAGGGTACGTCATGTACCCAATCCCCTACCCTTCTTATAATTATCTTCTCCACCATACCTCGCCATTGTATTGGTATAGTCTTTAGTTGATTTGAATCCTGCCTTCTTTGCCTTAGCAACATAGGCTTTCTTATCTTGTGCTCTCTTCAAATACTTACCAGTACCTGATGTTGATTTAGCACCTTTCTCTTTCTTCTTTTGTCTGCTACCACCTTGACCAACTACAGCACCATGACCATATTCTTTCCTGATCTTATCAAGAACTACAGACATTGCTGTTGGTTTACCAGATGGTTTTTTAGTACCACCCTTATCATAACCCTTCTCTTTCTTAAGACGAGTTGCTTCATCAACAAACTCACCTTCAGGTTTATGTTCTGCTGCTAGTGCCTGATAAGGAGGCTTCTTACGCTTTCTAACTTTTTCTTTTTCAACAGCATCCTTATGTCTAGCGATACCCTTCTTAACTATGTCAGGAAGAATACCCTCTTCAACTTTCTCTTCACTAACTGCCTTCTTAACTTTACCAGCAAACTTAAGAGTGCCAGTAACACCTTTCTTAAATCCTTTTGCGAATTCCTTTACACGTTTCTCTGGTACTTTACCTGCTGCTCTTGCTTTGTTGTGTCTCTCAACACCCTTCTTAACAGCATCACCTACCTTACCTAACAATCCTTTCTTGGAAGTTGGTTTCTGAGGTTGAGTTTTCTTAGCAGTCTTAACTGCCTTCTCTACCTTTTTAACTGTCGCTGCTTTCTTCTTAGGTGCTGCTTTTGGTTTCCTTACAGTAGCCTTAGCAACTGGTTTTGCTTTCTTCTTAGCAGGTGCTTTATCATTATAGTTAGTACTGTCTTCAGTCTCACCAGACCTCTTGGCATATGACTTAGAGTACTCACCCTTACCTGCTTTCTTCTTAGCAGCATCAGTCTTATCAACAGCAGCCTTTACCTTTTCATAGGAAGGTGCATTTGATTTAGCCTTTCTTGCTGACCTCTCCTCATTCAATTCCTCAATAGGATCAATAACAAAATCTACAAAATCTTCTAATCCAACTTCATCGATGATCTGATCAAGACCCTCCTCATTAATACCTTCCGCAAAGAAGTAATCAGCAGATACTTCTATACTAGCATTGATCCACTCTTCAGTTAGATCAACAGACTCACAGGCAACTTCTTTAGTTTTTTTATCTTTCTCTGTAAGGTCTGCTTGCTTTGGATTGATTTTAATTTTAGATTTCTTTTCTGAAAGTTCTCTAAAGGTAAGCATCACTCCTCCTCTAAATCTAGAATAGCTTTAATTTCTTCATCACTGAATAAACCAGACTCTACTAGATCATCAATGATCTCAGTCTCTTCTCTGTTAAGTCTCTTCTTAGCCTGTGCTTTGTATAGTCTTGAAGCCTGAGCAGACTTCTTAGCAGCACCTTCCTTGTCACCAGCAACAGCGAGTTTCCCACGCTTCTTATCTGCTTCCTTAGAAGCCTTAAGTGCTAGGTCAGGAGAGATTTCGTTAACAATTTCTACTTCTTCCTTTTGATTTTTCTTCTTCTCTTCCTTTTCCCTCTTAGATATTTTACCATCTACATCACTTTTTTCATACCACTTTCCATCACCATCATCATCCTGCCAACGCTCTTTCTTGTCTTCTTTCTTTTTCTCTTGCACTTGTTGATATGCAGCAGTCATATCAGGCAATTCGTTTTTGGTATCTAACATGTTATTGAGAGGTCTTGTCCTTTTTATTTATCTTCTTTACAAACTCTCCTGGAGTGAGTTTCTTAACGTAATCAGTAAGGCTATCAGTACCCCACTCACGACTAGATGGATCATTATAATCTTTAAGTTCTACAAGATCTTTTAACCACCCACGAAAAATATTATCGTGCTCATCAATAGAGATGACGTAATTGCTACCACGACTAACAATTTTAGAAAGGATCCCTGTGTTGATGTTCTCGACAATCTCTCCTTCTTTAAATATTTCGCCATCAAAGTATGCCTCTCTCAAACCCTTCTCATCTAATTTAGGTGCGATCTCATATAATTGATATGAAAGTTCACTAAAATCTTCTTGAACTTGTACTTGCATTCCCTTCTGCACTGCCTTAAATAACTTCTCCTGATTCTCAGGACTCATTGCTTTAGTAAGTCCCTTAACAAATGTTGCACCATCATTATCAGCAGCAGCTTTACGCAACTTGGATGCAGACATACCTTCTACACCATCAGCATCTGGATCACGATCACCAGCAGATACTACATTAATCTGATCAAAGTTATAAAGATTACCATTATACTTTGTTGCCAATGAAGTAAACTCACTAACTCTATCACCACCAACTACTATATTAACCTCACTATATCCCTCATCTCCAACAGTTTTAAGCACATCAAATATAGTTCTCATCTCTTCATTATTCTGTATAGCATCAGCATGATCTGGATATGCTTGCTTCATAAAACCTATCTTAGTACCAACATCCAATGGATTCTTCTTAGGATCTTCTGTCCTACTAGGATAAATTCTATACTCACCACCCTTTCCTGCTTGTGCTACCTTTTTAATTAAAGCTTCATGCCCAATAGTAGGTGGATTAAATCTTCCGAAAGTAATAGATATCGAACCTTGATCGCTCTGAGTCTGGCCTCCTTCTTCTTCTGGGGGTGCAGTTCCATTTTGATTTGCTACCTCTTGAGGACTAAGTTTAATAAGTCTACCTGCCTTACTCATATGAGTTACGTTGCCTCTAACATCGGCAAATTTACCGTAACCTACATGGGTAAGTTGCAACTTTTCAGCTTCCTGTGCAGCAAGAGACTTTTTAGCCTCCTTCAAGAATGCACTAAACTTCTTCATAGGACCAATTTCTATCTAGATTAAAGTTTGCTTTACTAAATTCCCAACGATCTACAATCTTGTATGGATTTTCAGAAACAATCACGAACCCTTCATGCTTGGAGGGATCTCCATTGATAAAACATTCAACATTTCCATGTACCACAATTGCATCTAGTAGACGCTGCTTCAATTCGAGGATCATAAACCATACCTTAAAGGTATAGACATTAACCTCACTCTTATATTTATCATCTAACTCAGAGTACATCTGTTCAGCAGACATATCTTCCCACCAACCCACGCAAACATAACTATTAATATGCTTAGAAATCTCCATCAAATAATAATTATACCCCTTCTTCGGGACAGGTGCTTTCATCTTCCAGACAGGAATGATGAATCGTATCAAGTGTCTCCATCCTAGTGGTGGCTTGATAGTTGCATTGTTAGTATCAACAAAGAAACAATCCTCGGTTGATTCTAAGGTAACACCAATCTTCCCCTCCGCTTCAGGAGTGACCTCAGTATACTCTGTGTGAGGTGCAACAACTATCTTCTGCGGAATCTCCTCTGGAAAGAGATACTCAATAGTATTAGGTTGGTACAATCTACCTGACATACCAACACCTATCCAGTCTCCCTGATAGATCTTATCAGTTCTAGGAAGATACTCCAAGCACAACTTAAGAATATCTGCCACTGGTCCTTTATGATTAGTTGTTATATCATCAACAGTATAGTTTATTAATACTCTTCTCTTATTAAAGACTGACTTAGTACCAACAAAGAACTGTCCGTTCTTAGGATTAGTACCCCACACTATAGCAGGTGCTCCATCCCATTTGACAGACAACCTCGTTGCCTTAACCAATTCTTTAAGTGTCTCCCAAACTACCTTCCTTCCGTGCAAAACTGAATCTTCTGGATGACGAAGGTGCTTGTTTGGCATGTGTGTGTCTCGAATACCTCTGTATTATAATCCATTTCAGAGGGTTGTGTGCCAGTAGTGTGCCAGTTCTATATCTGGACCACCTTATTAAACTTAACAGCAAGGTTAGTGAACTGTCCCATCTTATGATTCGCACCAACCTTATTGGTACGAGTAGTAAAGTTCATCTGTACTTTAGTACCATCAACTAACTTAACTTCAAATGCTTGTTTACCACCCTTTGATCCTACTTGTGCAGAAATTGTCTTAACAGCAGCAACTGCTTCAACAAGAAGATCACTTGCCTTATCCCTTTTTGCTGTATTTAGAGTTGCTTTTACAACAACCAATGGTACATCCTGTTGCTGCTGTGCTACCTTCTCCATAATCCATGACTTTGCTTTAGCAAAATTCTGTCTCTTACCTATAAGAGCAATCAATTCATCTTTAATAATTCCTAGATTCTTATCATACAATTCATTATACTTGTCCTCATTCTCTTTACTGGATCTCTCAAACTCAAATGTTTTTAATGCTAAAGAATTCTTACCCCAATTCCTTTTATCATCATCTGTTATACCATCTATCTCCAGATACTGAGGCCATAATTTATCCTTTATCTTCTCATAGTCTCTAGTCTTATCAAAGTAATCAAAGATAGGTTTAACATAAGTATTAAGTTTTGGTTCATCTGTCTTCTCACCACCTGCTTTAAGTGATACACCTAACCATTCTTTATTCTTAAACTGTAGAAATATATCTCCAGGATGATTACTCATTATACCTGCAGGTTTCTTACGATAACCCCAACAAACCCTAATGATTTCATGCTTACGATTTACTCCTTGAATCCATCTCAATATATTAATTGCATTCTTAATTTTCTCCTCAAACTTACCTCTCTCAGCATTATCAATAAAACTTTTACCTGCTTCAAAATCTTTGTTATCAACAAACACACTTCCAACTAAGTCTTTAGTACATTCTTTAGAAATCTGCTGGTGAAATTTTCTAATCTCATTCCTTGTTGCAGAAGTAACTTTTATACCTTTCGTAAATGCTATGCATGGATACAATTCTGTGATAGAAGAATTTAAAGTGGTCTGTGACATACCACCTTTAGTTGGTTTGTATACAAAACGAAAAACTGTTTTATCTTTTGTATGAACTTCAGTGACTTCAAGAGAAGATTTTCCTGGCATATTATTACGCTTCACAAGACCATTGAATTCCTTCTTCAATGATTTCTCTACACGATCACGAGAAGTTTCTCTGTCAGTTGAATTGACAATGTATTCTACTACCTTCTTACCAGCAGATTTAACTGCAATCTTCTCTTCAACATCATCAATATCTTTAGCACCTTTCTGAAATTCTTGAAGTGCTCTATTTAATTTGAGTAAGTCACTCTCATCTTTCTTTATAGGCATAATAGAACGCAGGTCTCCACGGACTATTTATTCTTAGCAACGTCTTGTATTTGTTTAAACCTATTGTATAACTCAGTACATTTAGGTTCTCCAGCATTCTTACGACACTTCCAAAGTGCTAGAACAATATAATCAAAGTCCTCATCAGTTAACCAAATAGGCATGCTATACTTCTTTGGTTTATCTATCCTAGACTCTGACCATGCTTCTTCTATTGCGTCTGTCATAATTTTCTAAACCCCTGTAGTAATGGATCGCTTTGATTTGTATCATACCAATCAACATTCACAGTAGAATCTGAAGTACCATATTCACCAACAGGAATAAAATTCATAGCAAGAGAGTACCTTGGTTTCTTACCCTTATGTTCATTTACTTTATGCTTTAAGTAACTTGGAAATAATACAAGCATATTTTTCTGTGGAGATATCCTCCAAGAAGTTGAATTGTATAAATTATAATCTTCTGGTTCTATATAATAATCATTATGATATTCTAACGGAGTCATAAACTCTAACTCAGCAGCATCATCTTCATAGTCATCATAATAATAAACACCACTAAAGAAACTATTCTTATGGAAATGGTGTTGTGATTGACTTCCTTCTCCTGGTTCAGTAACAGTTAACCAAGATGTGCTAATCATAAAATCTTGATCTAACAAATAAAATTCTTTAGTTACATTTTTAAATGTATCTAATAGAACACTACCAATGTTAGGATACTTTTCAAGTATCCTATAATTTTCATCAGGTTTTTTTCTATCCTGATTTGCAGAATAAATCCAACTTGTATCTGTTAATAAAGCATCAGTATCATAGTCTATGTACAACTGAAATACATGAGATGCAAATAATGGTAAGTATCTATCTTTAGTATTCATGTGTGAGGATCATATCTATTGATAACTGAATATACTATGACTAAAACAATAAGTCCGATACAAATAATTGGTAAAACTAAATGCATTATCTATCTCCTACTGCACGGTTTTCAGAATTTCTAATGGTAAAACTACCACCTGGATATCTCTTCTCTAGTTTCTTGACATTACCTTTAATAACATCTTCAAAATCAATCTCTAGTGCCATACATGCTTGTGCTACGTACCACATAACATCACCCAACTCAATGATAAGATGATCTCTGTTATCATCGTTCCATGGCTTACCTTGGAAGACCATCTTCTTAACGATCTCAAGGAACTCACCAGACTCAGCAGCAAGTCCTACACCAGCAGTGGTAAGACGTTCAATGTTAGCACCTTGTCTGTCAAGTTCACCTAAACGATCAGCAAGTGCTACAAAGTCTTTAGAACTGTCCGATGTAACAGCATCTACAAACTCTTCGTAATGTTTAAAATCAATCATACTTTAGTTCTGCAAAGGATTTTTTACCCTGTACTTTTTTAACGACTTGCTCTTCAGCACCAGCATCAACTAGATCTTTCTGAGCATCATCGACATCATACAGCCTCATCTTAGATCTGTCAATACCTACGACAAATCTTTTGTTCAGAGTAGGGTCATAGTATCTATTCTTTAACTGCTTGACCATTATCTGATTTTGATCTTCCAACTCCTCAGTAGATATGAGAGCGAACATAAGGTCAGCAGTAGCAGGGAGTCCGAAAGACTCTGACGTGTCAGTAAGGTCAACATCGCTAGACCCGAAACCAGCACGAGTAGTTTGAGTAGCACTAACAATTGGTACATTAGCTTCGACAGCCAACCCCCTAAGTTCCTCCGCAATCGCCTTAACATAAGTGTAACTGTTAACAATAGAACCTTTGTACCTTTGTGAGGCACAGATGTTTAGATAATCAATGAATATAATATCTGGTTTAATACTTCTCTTCAAAGACAACTCTTGTAACAATGATTTAAAATGACCTACGTGTGCTGATGCAGTAGGATACTCTTTAATAATCAATTTACCCTGTGTCTTTTTCATCAACTTATTAATCTTATTCTCATACATCACATGAGGTAATTCAGGTAACTTTTGAATAGGAACATTCAAAAGATTAGCATCAATTCTCTCAGCAATTTTCTCCTCAGCCATCTCAAGCGTGATGTATAGTACGTTCTTGCCTTGGAGTAACACACTGCTTGCGAC